AAGAAAGAAGAACAAAATTCAATATATCCCCCCTTAAAGGGGAAGAATCCGGTGAAGTGGTAGAATTTATTGTGGAGGATGCGGAGGATAAGGAGGATATAAATGGCTCTATTTGAAGCCTGTAAATCAACGGGACGAATTCCTGCGATGCCTGTTTCAACTATTACGCTTATAGATAGCTATTTAGTGGGTGTAGTTTTGGACGAGGGAAAGGGTGATGCTACACTCCTTGTAACTGATGGAAATGATGCTGAGTTACTCTATCTTACCATAGTTGCTGCTGTCGAGGGTTCATCAAAAGCTGTAATGCTCCCTGTACCTGTTCTCGCTTCAAATGGGATAAAAGCTATTTTGACTGGACATGCAGATACCAGGTGTATTATTTATTACGCTGAACAATACTTCAGCGGACACAGGCACGTATAAAGGTATAAAAGGAGAGAGGAATGTTTGATGCTTGTAAATCAACAGGGCGAATTGAATCAAAAGATGTGTCAACTATAGATAGTTACTTGGTGGGTGCGATTTTGGATCAGGAAAACGCTATAGCTACTCTTCTTATAACTGATGGGGATGGGGATGAGTTACTTTATCTCACTCTTACGGCAGCTGAAGGTATAACATCAAAGCCCGTTATGTTTCCTGTACCTGTTCTTGCTCCAAAGGGAATAACTGTTCTTTTGACACCTGCTAACGGGAATGGGGTTAACGCTACCTGCACTATCTATTATGCGGAACAGTATTTTGATGGGCATAAGCACGTCTAATCTTAGTTAAGAAAGGAGAAAAAATTGGCTAAGTTTGTTTCCAGGCAAAGGGGTTTCCGAGTTTTCCTAAAAATGGAAGAGTCGGGGGGGAAATGGGCAGATTTTGGAGATCGAGGAGAGTGTGAGGTTAAAGACCCAGAAGATGCAGAGAAATTGAGAAATGCTCCTAACCTTGGGAGGGATTTCTATGAGGTGGGGCACGGGGAAGAAAAACCCAAGGTAGCAATTGAATCAGTTGAATCAGGCGATTTATATAAGTGTCCTGTCTGCGGTATAACAGAAAGCAAGAAAGGCTTACCATTTGATACAGCCGTCAAGGTGATTTTACACGCCAGGATGAAGCATAAGAAGCATTACACTACGAAAGATATAGAAAAGATAGAGGAAGTGAAAGTTGCCTAACGGGGAAGAGCATCCACTAAAGCAGCACGGATATAAACACATAGAAGGAGTTGACCCAATTCCTAATCTTGAGAATATAGGAGTTATTACACCCTCGGCTGCTCAGTGGGGATATCTTGGTGCTTCGTCTGGCATAGACCATTATGTAGACAGGGGCGACCCTGCGGTTATGGATTTCCTGGTAGGTGATTTCACTACTGATGGAGTTTGGCAGGATTTAGACCTTTCGGCTATTTGTCCTGCTGGTGCTAGAGCTGTTCATATATGGGGTTATATGAAAAATGTCGCTGCAAATAGAGAAATGAGATTTAGGAAAAAGGGAAACGTTAATGAGATTAACATCCTTGTGCAATACATTCAGGTTGCTAACCAAGACCTTTGTTTTGATGGCAGAGTAGAATTAGATGCTGCTAGATTTATTCAATATAGGGCAACCAATTGCGCTTGGGCTACCATTCGCTTAGCAGTAAGGGGTTGGTGGATATAAATGGCTAAAAAACTTATTCTAAAAGAGGAGATTGAGAAGCTAAAGGGTAATTAAACTGACATCATAGGTAAAGAATTGTGCATCTTATATGGGGAATAGCTTTAACTGGTGGAGGTCCGGGGGCGCTTGATGCCGAAGATGGTGCTGGGCTAAACGATAAAGATGCGGCTGTAATTATAAGGCCCACAAAAACGGATATTTACACGCTGGACGCTGATTCGGGTCTTGCGGAAGATTCCCCCAATGTGATTAAGCCCGACCTCAATGCGGGACTTAAGCGCTGGATTCGCACATTTGTAAGCGATGAGTTACCAGATGGCGCAAATACTGGCGATATTATAAGGTGGAATGCGGCAACTGGTGCCTGGGAATCTAAGGCAGAACCTTTTGAGTTTGACCATATAATATTTACTCCTACAGATATACCGCCTATAGCGGTGCAGGGTGGAATGTATTTCAACCTATCTCAAAATGCGGTGTACGTAGGGGTAGCATAAGGAGGTATAAAACATGGCAGTGACTTGGAAGAAACTAGCTTATGAGGAAGATGTAGTAACCAAGGCGCTTTTCAATGCGAATACAATACTAGCAGCTGACGGTGATGACACGCCTGCAGCGTTAGAGATTGCTGAGCAGCGAATAGTTGGTCGCATTACGGCAGGAAACATAGTTGGTTTGACAGCAGCCCAGGTACTCACCTTAATAGATGTCGAGTCTGGTGCAGATGTGACCGATGCTGATAATGTTGCGACAGCAGGGGCGATTATGGAGAGTCTCGTGGCAGCAAAGGGAGACCTTATTGGTGCGAGTGCAAACGATACGCCTCTGATTCTCACTGTTGGAGCGAATGGCAAGGTGCTTGTCGCTGACTCTGGTGAGGCTACGGGGCTGAAGTGGGGAGACGCTGCTGTTCACGCTGCAAGCCATAAGGATGGAGGCAGCGATGAGATTCTGTTGCACGAATTTGGTGAGCCGACCAGTGCTGTAAAGTTTGACGGCCAGCAGGCAACGGACTTCGTGGTTCACACGGTAGCGGATGCGGATGCCAGAAATGCTCTGGACGCTGTGGTTGGCAAGATGGTTTGGCAAACGGATGAACTTGCAGTTTATATGTGCACTGTGGCTGCATAATAGGAGGCTATATTGGCTAAGGCAAAATCTAAGGAGAAGGCTAAACAGCCGACACCTCAGGAGCTTAAAGGTGCAGCTCTCAGGCGGTTGGAGAAGATATACGGGCAACATCTGACTGACTCAATGGGAAGACTGCACAATCAGATGGTAGCCTATATCTCTGAGGCACGGATACCGCTCCCTCACTTGGTTATGGTATTGGAACTTCTCCTAAATGAGGCTGTCCAATTGGCTAGGCAGGAATATATAAAGAGGAAATAAATGGCTGTAACGTGGAAGAAGTTGGCCTATGAGGATAAGATTGTTAATCAGTTTTCCATCACCGTTGAAGACCCTGCCGCTGATGAGGATATCTGCATGGGTTTCACCTTCGTCGCAATCACAGTTACGGAGGTTCAGGCTGTCCTCAAAGGAACTGCTAATGGTCAGTCGGTTACTATTGACCCTGCTCACGACACAGATAGAAGCGCTGCTGGTAACGACATTCTGGACGCAGCAACAGCAATTACATCTCTTACTACTGGCTCCAACCTGACTAGCTTTGATGACCCTACCATTCCAGCAGACTCGTATATTATACTGAAGACCACGGCAATGGCAGGAACGGTAACTGAGCTGACTGTAACTATAAAATATACGGTGGATTAAAGGAATAATAATGGCGGAGCATGACCTCAACAATTCAATTGAGAAAATAAATCCTTCTACTTATCGCTTCAAACTAGGTGATGATGATGTTGAGATTGGTGATATAAAATCAGCTCAGTTTAAGCCCCATATTAAGCTAAACAGATGGGGCAAGGAATGTTCACTGGGAATTGGTTTACCAAATTTAACATTCAGTCCGAATATTCAGGACAATAAAGTTAATGCTGAAAACTCTAAACTCAAAGTCTTTTTTTATCCGTTAAAATCTAAGGGTCAGAGTGATTTCGGTGGGGCAGAATTTGAGATACTGTTAAAGAAAAAACCTCTGAGTAATTCAATTTCTTTCGATATTGATGTTACAGGCTTGGAGCTATTTTATCAGCCCCCACTCACAGAAGATGTCTGGCCGAAGGGAGCTATTATTACAGAAACTGATGTTCTTGACAAACAGGGAAACGTAATAGCACATCGTCCTGAAAATGTGGTTGGTTCATACGCTATTCTTCACGCTAGCAAGCAGCGAATCTATAGTACCAATAGCGAAGCTGAAAAATATAAGGCTGGTATAGCTTTTCACTTATACAGGCCAGAAGTCATCGATGCAAAGGGGAAAAAGACTTGGGCTGATTTGAATTTTGATAAACAAGCAAATATCTTAACTTTATCAATTAACCAAAACTGGCTTGATTCTGCTGAATACCCAGTTAAAATTGACCCCAATTTTGGGTATGAAACGGGAGGAGCTTCAGCAAAATCAATACATCTCTATATGTATGGTTGTTTTTTTGAGTGTGGTGGGAATGGCACTGCGACTAGCATTAGTTGGTATCTTACTACCTACGATGTTGGTGATGCCATAAAGGTAGCTATCTATGATAGCGATAAAGTTAAATTGGCCGAAGGCGGACCCCTTGTAGCTGGAGCGACAGCAACACAGTATTGGCTGGTTACTTTAGATAGCAATCCCGAAGTGAGTAATGGCAGTAGTTATTGGCTTACTGGAAGGGCAGATGGTGCCCTTGTTTATTGTTACTATACTACCGTTGGAGGGTGGTCTTATATGTATAAGGAGTTGGCTTATGGTGATTTTCCCGAAGACCCGCTTGTGGGTACATTTACTACAGGTAGAAAATTTTCAGTTTATTGTACTTATGAAGAGGCAGGAGCAGCCCGCAGAATTTTTATAACTCATCAGTGATAATGGTGACGTGATGGCTATAAGACTAGATGCTCCAACAGGAACGTGGCAGAAGCAAAGTCTAGCTAGTGGCGTAGCTGAGTTTATCTGGAAGGACACGGCGGACAACACCTTTTTAGACACTACCGCTTGCATCTGGCTTGACCGAGCGATTGACCTAATTGAAAGATTGAGAGGTATCGAGGGAACTTGGGAAAAACAAAAAGTGCCATTTGATTAAGGAGATAAAATGACTGCATTAGAGCTAGTGCAACAAGTTCAGGATTTGATTAGTGAGGAAACCTACGATAGATTTTCCAAACCAGAAATTATGCGTTGGCTAAATCGGGGTTTGGAAGATATCGCTAATAAAACCGGTTACTTAACCTGGAAGTGGTTGATTACCACGGTAGCTAGTCATCGTGAATATCCTTATCCTACGGAAGCATTAAGGCTATTCAGGCTTGAGTATAATGATTTGCCTCTTTCTCCCTGTGATATACCAGGGATGGATGAGGTAACAGAGGAGACTGGAATAAAATGGCTTGCGGCAACTGGCCCGCCAGAGAATTGGTATCACTCTTGGAATAGAGCTTTTGGAATATATCCTACGCCTAATAAAGAGTATCCCATTTATGGCTATGGCTTTCACAAGGCAGCAGTCCTGTCAGATGATGCTCACGTTCCTGTTATTCCTGACCAGTTCCATATAGCACCTGCTTTATTTGCGGCTTATCAGATATTACGGGAAGACAAGGATTTAATCACGATGGGTTCTGTGAGAAATGAATACTATAATCCCGCTAAACGCTCTGGAATCATCTATGACATGATAAAGGAAAAAAGGAAGATGAAGAATTTGGCTAGAGGTAGAACTATAAAATTAGCTAAATGGAGCTCATAATGCCCGTTACCCTAGATACAATTGACCTTAGAAATTGGGCTGGTGGTCTCAACCGTAGTTTGTCTGACTTCGAAATCCGAGATGACGAGTTGTGGCGAGCAGAGAACTGCTTTTTAGATTCAGCTGCTATTGTTAAACGAAAAGGCTATGTAAAGTTAAATGAGGATCCACTGATAGAGGATACTGAAGTTTTATCAGTCTATACTTACGGTTCTTACATATTAGCTAACTGTGGCACAAAAATCTTTGCCATAACTACTGCAGGTGTAGCTGTATCTATAGTTACAGGTTTAGAGGCAGGATACCCTGTTAGCTATGTCGTCTATGATGGCGTTGTCTATATGTCCAATGGCTATAATACGCCTTGGAAATGGGATGGCGTGAGAGCTACCACTACGGTGGATGAAGATTCTGCTAATGGACAACCAATTCTCAAGGTTGCCTCCACTACAGACTTCGAGATTGGTAAAACCGTGGTTATCAATGAGGGTGGAGATAGGGAAGAGACTAAGATTATAGACGACATTGATGATGGTGTTTCTTTGACTATGACTCTGGATCTGACTTATGCTCATACCGCACTCCAAGCAGACGAGGTATGGAGTGCAACAACTGAGCTTTCTGATTCTTTACCTAAAGCAAAGTGGCTTGTAGTTCATAGGGATAAGTTATTTTACATAGCTACCATCGACAACCCCAATTATGTTTATTTCTCTCAGGCTGGGATTCCCGAGACAATCGACGCCGATGCCTTCTTTATTGTTTACACCGATGACGGAGAGGATTTGACGGGTGCGGCTTCATTGTTTGGTTATCTTATGCTCTTTAAGAAATCCTCAATGCACCGACTTGCAGGAGCGTCGAAGGCACAATTGACTCTAGCAAGCAACCTTGTCAGTGCTCATCCAAGAATTGGGTGCTTGGCGGCAAACACCATTATCCACGTTCCTGGAGGTTTGATGTTCTTATCCAACGATGGAGTCCAATTCACTGATAGCGGTAATGCAGTCAAGCGAAGTGTAAAGGTAGATTATTTTTTGGGAAAGATTCCCGATGCGTATAAGGATAAATGCGCTGCTTTCTGGGATGGGAAGCGTTATAGAGTAGCTTATCCCAAAGGGACAAGTGCAGTGCCAGTTGAGAGCCTCGTCTATGATTTAGACTTTGGCTGTTGGTCGCTCTTTACCTACGGGATGAATGCTTTTGACAGAACCCCTGATGGAGTAGTCTATGCGGCAGGCTCAGATGGTCAGGTATATATAATTGATAGGGGACTGTCCGATGACTCCTCAGAAATTGAGATGAGAGTTGCCACTAAATTTTTTGATTTAGACACTCCTCGCACAACTAAGGTTTTCAGATATGCGGGGGCAAATTTTTATCGCAGTAACGCTTCTCCTGAATTTACATTTGTCATTGAAAGAGGATTAGCTTCTTGGCTAAAGTCTATTCCAGTAGGAACTGGTCTCACGTATTGGGGTGAGCATAACTGGGCAGTATCAGCGGGCACTGTTACTGTCACCAATGGCAACGCAAATGTTACTGGAGCGGGAGATGATTTAGATTGGAGTCACGTTGCCGCAGGGGATGATTTTCAAATTGATGGAGACGAAGACTCCTACATTATAGATAGCGTTGACGCTGAGGCTGAGACCTTAGTGTTGACTACGAATTACGAGGGGACGACTGGCGAGGGTAAGAGCTATGTTATCTGGAATGCTGATACATTGTTTTGGACTACTCCAACTCCTGCCTATAAAAAGTTTTCTTTGCCAAAAAGACTTAAAGGTAAAAATATGCAGATTCAAGTAAGAGAGATCGGAGATACCTCCGAGATTGAAATATATTCCTTAGACCTGGGATTATTCCCCCAGGAGGGAGCGAGATAAAATGGCTACAGTTGTAAGACCTCATACTTATCCAGAAGGGACGACAGCACAGCCCGCACACGCAAATGCAAATGAGATTGCTTTATACAACGAGGTTAATGGAAAGCTCGATTGGCAGAACCTCAAGGCGGCATTAGCCAACGCCGCTAATGGTCTTGTCAAGCTAGATGCAGATGCGAAAGTTCCTGTGGCACAGATGCCTTCTATTGTTCCCAGTGGCGTGATTGTAATGTGGTCGGGGACATTGGCAACTATTCCTGACGGTTGGTCTTTGTGTGATGGAGAGGGTGAAACGCCTGATTTGAGAGATAGGTTCATTTATGGATGGAGTGATGG